TGGGCTGAACACCTGCACAATTACGTCGTCAACGTCGTCCCAGACCACGGAGAACAGGTCATCTCGTTTTGCGTAGCTGGCCCGGCCGATGCTCGCGATGTCCGCGAGCAGGGCCTTCCACCGGCCGCGCCAGTCCACGATCATGTTGATCGACAGGCCCCTGGCGGCGCACATCGCGTCCCACTCGCGGAACGCCTCCAGATCGAGGCGCGAATCCGGTTTGGGGCGCGGCGCGGCCGGGCCGCGCAGGGCATGGACATAGGCCCAGGCTGGCGAGGAGGACAACTGCCATGACCACCCCTCGCCATCGTGCACGGGCAGATAACTGGTGGCGACGCAATTGAGCTGATCGATCACGCCCTGGAGCTGGCCCGTCGCGCGGATCCGTATCTGTATCTCGGACAGCGGGGGTAGTTTGTCGCGGGCGATCGGATCGCGGGCCGTGATCGAGCGCAGCACCGAGATCTGCGCCTCATCGTACACGTAGCCGCTGGTATCGTCCGGCGTCAGCCTGCGCCAGCGCACGTCGTACTGGCCGCGCGGCACGACCGCCCGGTACGTTTTGAAAAACCGGTTCTGGTGGTTGCCGGAAATCGTGATGGCCCCATCGACCGTTCCCGGGAAATTGCTCCAGGCCCCACCGGAACCTCGCAGGCGGTATTGCGCCTCGAACTGCACAGTGGCTCCGTTGCGATTGCCTGTCGTTTTGTCCACGCGATAGAGTCTGGCGAACCCGATGTCGAACGTGATTTCGTCCGTGCCGGGCCTGGTGCGCCTGGTCACGTATCCTCCGCTCTGCGTCAGAGACACGGACAGGCTCTCCTCGTGGAATGATCGTCCGTCGGCGTAGAGCAGGGGGGGCTCGTCGTCCGGCCAGCCCTCGCGCACCTCGATATCGACCTCGGAGTACGCGCTGATCGGCGTCTCGCCGATTCGGATGTCCTCGATTTTGCACGGGCCGATCCAGGCGAACGCCATCCTGTAGTAGTGCGCCTCTGCCGTGACCTCGGTGTAGGGATTGCAGCACAGGCCAGGATACAGGCGATGGCGGCCGAACACCTGCTGCAACGGACCGTATCGGTTCAGACGGTTGCGCGTGCCGCGGATGAAATACGCCTCGCTGCCCCGGTCCAGCCCGGATATCCCCCCGTAGGAGGAGGGCGCGCTCAATCGCGGTTTCGGCGGCGGCGCGATGGCGTTGACCAGGACGTTGCCGAGCATCAGCACGCCGCCCGCCATCATGCTCGACGTGACCACGAACCCGGATGAGACGCCGACCAGCCCCTGCGCAACCACGATCTCGCCCGAGGCCAGGAACCCGATGCCCGGCGCGAACACGGCCGTGGCCACGGCTGCCGCGAGCACGGCGATCTGCAGTATGGTGTGCAGGGGGTTTTTACCGCCTCCGCCCCCGCCGCCCGCGGGCACGGCCATGAGTCCAACGACCTGGCCTGGACCTGGCAGGACAACGTCCAGCTCCTCGCGCCGCAGGGGGCGCACGAAACCGGTCGCAGGGTCCTCCAGCGTGATCACGATTTTTGCGCGCGGGTGCAGTAGGCCGCCGTAACCGGCGTCGCGGATCATCTCGGCCACTGTACCGCCGGGCAGCGCGGTCACGAGACGCGCAGCCGAGCCGAGCGGATGCGGACACACGGAGAGGATCGGCAGATCAGCCATGGCGATACGCCCCCAGCACGCGCGAGCGCCACTCACAGCCGTCGTAGCGCTCCATCACGGTCTCGCAGCCCTCCTCCACGTGCAGCATCCAGCCGGGCGCGGCCACCACCGCAAAATGAATGTCCCCGCCGTGGCGCAGCCAGAGCACGTCCAGGGCGCGGGCCTGGGCCACGTCAACGGCGCGCCAGGCTCCGGACAGGAGCACGTCCCGGTAGGCCGCGATCTCGCGCGCCAGAGCCCGGCGGTCGCACCCGCGGCGGTAATGCGTGTCCGCAAACGCGGGCAGGGCGATCCCGGCACGCTCGGCCAGGACCTGGCGCACCAGCGACCAGCAGTCGTATTCGCCCTCGCGGTAGGGCAGCCCCACGTAGTGCGATACCCAGGCAGGCGGTCGCATCTAGAACGCCCCCGGGAAATAGCTGGCGATAACCCGGTGGGCCGGGTATTCCAAATCCAGTTCGTCGTCCCAGCGGCATTTGCCGGTGACGCGCAGAAAATCGTATTCCACCTCGCGCAGCATCATCTCGTAGGGGCCCCGCTCGATGACGTCGGGCTCCGCCGCGCGCACCACGAACAGGGTCACGCTCGGCGGATTGTTTGGCGGCACCTCGCGCAGCGCGGCCACGATCCGCCTGTCCACGTTGGAGATAGATATCTCCACCTGCGCGGTCTCCCGCTCCAGGTCCGAGGGCAGCGCCACCTCGAACGGATAGGCGTTGTACGTCGCGCCCTGGTGCTCGATTGGCCTCTCCGCGTGGACGCAGAGAAGCGGCTCGGTCAGCGTGGGATGGTCGATCCCCACGCAGCACAGGTAGACCTCGGACGTTTCGCCCGAAAGCAAGGCTGCCGCGGACACCGGCGAGCCGTCGGCCACGGGCGGCGGCGAGGGCATTACTTCCAGATGTAGAGTCGCGCGCCAGGCTCCCTCCGGCCTGGTGTACTCTGGAGGCTCCGTGAACCGCAGCCACGCGGGCTGGCCTGTGCGCGGATGCGCCCACTCGAACCGCAGCACGCCGCCAGCCAGGTGCAGTCGGAAAAAATCGTCCAGGATCTGGACCTGCGCCGCCGAAAGGCCGAGGGTGCACTGGATGGCCGGAGTGACCGCCTCGCTGCGCTGCCGCGCATGCACGGGTCCGGGCAGGTCGGAGCGTATGCCGCCCTCGGCCAGGGCCTCTCCGTAGGCATCGGCTATGGGGCCGGACGGTAGCGACGAGGGCCAGACGCGCGGGCTCTGCACGTCCGTCTCCACTCCCTCCTGCTCGGCCTGGAGCGTCGTGCGCCACAGCCCGCCCGCCTCCGACATTTCGGGCCGCGCCACGATGCGCAGCGTGGCTGGCTCTCCGGTGCGCGGGTGCTGCCACTCGAACGGCTCGGACCCATGCCGCAGCGTCTCGCGCCAGAACGCGGCCAGCAGATCGGCCTGCGCGGCCGAGAGCAGGAGCGGGAGTTGGAACAGCCTGCGGCCGGTCACGTCCGTGCGGCGCACGTTGTCCGGCCCGGCGTCCATGGGCGTGCGCGCGGCCACGGCGGGCGGCCGCTCCGAATAGCCGGTGTACTGCACGTGCTGCGGCAGAAACGGCGGCCAGGATGGCAGGCTCACGCGGGCCTCCTCTCCAGTCCGTAAGTGTCCTGGATGGCGTCGGCCATGCTGCCGCCGCGCCGGATGTCCTGCGCCAGCGTGTCGGCAATGACCAGGTGCAGCTCGCGGCTGCCGTCCGGTTTGCGGCCGCGTCGCACCTGCACCTGCGCCGGGGTGTGGTTGTGCACCGTGAGATACACGTCGCCGCCGGAGCCTCCGGAGGCCTGCACGCCGAGATCGCCGCTGGGCAGGCGGCGCAGCGGCATGATGGCCTCCGGCCCGGCCTCTCCCATCAGGCCGATGCCGCGCGCGAATGGGAATATGGTCGGAGCGCTGACCACGCCGCCACGCGCGAACGGGATGATCCCGGAGGCGTCGAACGCGTTGCCCTGGGCGTTGAACGACAACCCGAACAGGCCGCCCAGCGACGAGGCCAGCGGCTGCGTGATGCTCGCGCGCACGATGATCCGCGTGATGTCGGCGATGATGCCGTCCGCCATGCGCGAGAAATCGAGCCGACCGTTCGTGGTGAAATCCACGAACGCGCCCTCCAGGTTCGAGAACGCGTTGCGAAACGCCGTCTCCACGCCGCGCGCCGTGTTCCCGGCCTCGTCCGCGTAGTCGCGCAGCGCCCTGATCATGCCCGAGCGGGCGTCGCGCGCATGGCGCAGTTTTTCGGCGGCCACCCACTCGGCCACCCGCGCCTCGTCGTTCCCGGCCTCGCGGTAGGCGTCGGCGATCTGGTCGATCGAGCGCATTTTCGCCTCGGTCTGGCTGACCACGGATTCTAGGTAGCGCTGCTCGAACTCGGTGATCAGTTGCAGATCGCGCTGGTACTGCTCGTTTTTGAGCCGGGCCAGCTCCTGCTCGGCCTGGAACTGGGCCGACAACACGGCCGTGGGGTCAACCTCTTTGACCATGCGCAGGGGGTTGTCCCGGCGAAACGTTTGCTGGTCGATGGGCGAGAGCGCGATCATCTCGCGCAGCCTCTCCCGCTCGCGGCGCTCCGCCTCGCGGCGCTCCTGCTCCGCCACGCGGGCCATCTGCTCGCGTGCCCGGTCCGTGGCCACGCGGATGGCCAGCAAGTCGGCGCGCCGCGTCTCAGACTCGCGCTCCATGAACGGATCGAGACCAGCGCCGCGCGCGGCGTCCAATCCCTGCCTGGTCAGGATTGCCTGGCGCTGCTCGCGCAATTCGGCGATCTGATTGTCGATGTTCTCTTTGTCGCGCGAATAGATCCTGGCCCCGCGGCTGGATTGCAGTGCCTGGATGCGCCGCTCGATGCCCTCGATCGTGGCGAAATCCCTGGACCACTGCTCCAGCTCCGCGCGGTCCATGAACAGGAATTCGTGGAAACGCAGCTCGCCGCGCTGGATGGCCCGGAGCGCGTCGTATTTGCGCCCGAAATTTTCCAGGGCCCCGGCCAGCCCATTTAGCACCCTAGCCGAGGCGTCGATGGCCGTGGCCGCGGCGCCGTTGTTGATCATCCCGCGCTGCAGCCGCTTCCATGCCTCGGCCGCGCGGTGCGTCGCTCCCGCCAGGCCTCCGGCAGATCCAGCGCCCGCCCCGCCGACCTGCTCGGTCAGGACGGCGATGATCATCCCCTGCGCCTCGGCCTGGCGGCCAGTCTCCATCATGGTCTGGATCATGTCGCGCTGCTGCGCCGTGAACGATACGCCGACCCGG